TTTAATAAGGTCTTTGTATTTATCCGCATACCCTAAGGCTGTATCAATGTAATCAAAAATATTTGCCATGAATCTATATTCCCTTGAAATTGTTATATATTAAAAACGCAGGGATTTCACCTGAACTTATACTATTATCCTTTTTCCCCCAATAAATCAAGAGGTGGCATGATAACCCTTACATCAATTTGACCCTCTTCCTCACTTAGATTAGCTGCCTTATAAGCTGCTTCATCCTTGTAAATTTCTCCTGTTTTAGCATTTTTGTATGTTGTAATAATTTCTGTTGGTTCAATTAATGGTACATCTTTGCCATCTACTTTAACGGTTTTCATCTAAGTCCTATCTTGTTGTAATACACTTATTGTAACTATTGGGTTGGCTACATCAGAAAGCATTTGAATCTTGTCTCCCTCTTCTAGTATTAATACAGTTGAGTCATCTCCTTTTAAAAACTCATGTTTTATAGTGGTTGCTAACGAGTGTTTATCATAAATAAACGCTGTGCTTGATCCACTATCAAAAATAGATAAAGTTAAAGCAGATGTGCCTGAATTAGCATTATAAACCGAGATAGATTTAATAATACCTACAGTAGCAGCTGGTACTGTATAACAGTCAGCTGTAGTAGCAGCAGCCAAAGTAGTAATATGAAGTTTATATGCATTAGCCATTATAGTCTTTTTATATTTTTAACTTAACTTATAAACAAAGTAAAGGCTTCTTGTTCATCCTTTAACTGTTGTTGATATGTAGTATTCATTTTTTGTACAATAGATATTACATTGTTTGCTAAGTTTTGAACATTTTGTTGATCAAAGTCTGGTCCTTCTATTGTTGATATTACTTCTGATATTTTAGCCATTATCTTCTTCCTCCTGCATGTATATCTAGTCTAAAAGTTCCTAGTCGCCAGTTTTCTCCTGTACCTGTATTAGATACTTTAAAAGCTATTTGACGAGCTCTTATCCTAGTGTTTAGTTGTGTAGTAGTTGTTGTTGTTGTAAAAGTATTTGTAACCGTATTACTGTTAGGAAAAGCTTTTGTATTTAATGCTACTTGTGCATTACCAGTTTGGGCTCCAAAGTCTGGTATAAATCTACTAATACGCATTATGTATTCGCCTTCTCCTCTTAGATCTCCTTCTTGACCGCCAATATCATAATCACCTGATTCTATGTTAGCTAGAATAGCGTTAGTAGTACCATTAGCAAAAACTTCATCAGTCCCTACTTCATGTTGCCAAAAATAACTAGCACCATTTGTAACTGCATTTACACTTGGTTCAGTAGGTGCAACACTTGTTACATATTGTGTGGCATATGGTTTTCCATAAACTCCTTCAGGAGTCCAAGTAGTTCTAGCAAGTGAACTAGTAGTCCATATAGGATCTGCGTCACTAGACTCTATATAGTTGTAACTAACTGATCGATTAACTTCATCTGATCCTTGACTACAATAAAACCAAGTTACTTCACCAAATAAATTATTTACTGCTCCGTGAATTTGTTGATTAGCATTAACATTAATATCTTCAAATACATAGTCTTCAACAAGGCAAGGCATACTGTAAACCCTACCTCCTGTATATTTAAAGAAACCATTTGGTCCCATCCAATAAGCAACACCATCAATTTCTACTGGTGCATGTTGACTAGATATTCCACAATTTGTTCCAACTTGTTCAAAACCAAAAGTAAATGGTTGACCAACAAATTTCATTGTATACATCGCTGTATCTGACCAAACATATAAAGCTGTTTTACCAGCAATAACAGACATTAGTTTAGATCCATCTGGAAGCCTTTGTTCACCTGCTGTATTAGTAGCACTAGCAGTATAAGCATCTGTGCCATCAATATTTTCTTGATCAGAAAATCTTACGAACATATCATCTTGAGTAGTTGAATCCCCTATTGTAGTTTCGCTTCCAATAAATACTAAATGTCTATCAGGTGTAGAAACAGCCATATCTCTTGAAGCAGTTGGTGCATTTGATAATACAGTCGCTCTAGTTGTTAGAGCATTAGTAACAGTTGGATTCCATTGAAATACTTTTTTGTTATGAACTAAAGCTAATAAATTTTGTCCATAGTTTACTAATCTCCATTGGCCAGGTTCAATTACAACTTGAGCTGAAGAACTTGCACTTCCCCATCCTACATAACTACTAGCATCATAAACTGTAGCTCCATTAAGATGAGAAGATCTTGTGCTTCCACTATAAGCTCTTGTAATTCCTGTTACTTTATTTCCTGTAATTCCTGTGTATCCAATTAGTTCATTGCCTACTTGAATAACTTCTGTTGATGAAGAAGGAACTGTAAATCCTGTAGTTGATGTTAGAGTAATTTCTGTAGCTGAACCATTATTACCTTGTGCATCATCTGCTAAAGCACCATTTAAAGTAGTCAGTGTTGGTGGAACAACTCTACCGCCAAAAGTGTTTGTACCCCACCCATAACCATAACCTTGAGTAACAGGTCCTATTTCATAGTAAGGATCGATGGTAGCTGTTGCAATATTTCCTCCCGTACCACTTTCATTATTACTTGTTAAAGTTGTCATAGTAGTGGTTAAAGTTGTGGCTGTGGGAATTGTAATTACTTCAAATAATTTTCCATCAAAATCAGAAGCAGTATATGAAGTGCTTACTCCAGTCATAGCCGTAGTTCCGTTTCTAATTAAAAAAATATCACCTATTTTTAAATTATGAGCAGAACCAAAAGTAAAAGTTAAAGAAGCACTTCCATTAGTGCTTTTAATAGAAACTCCTGTTTGAATTTTTGTAGTATCTATTGGAGTAATATCGTACACAGCGCCTTCAAAATAAATGTAAAGCATTTTGTTCGTACCAATTGCTACATATTTATTTCCAATATTGTCTACCCAAGCGTGTTGATCTCTTCCTGCACCCACTAAATTACTTGAAGTAAGTTGCTGCCAACCTCCAATTTTTTCAGGATAACTATATCTAAATCTCATATAGTCTCCATTAACCCAACGGCTTTCAGCTCCTGTATCTGAGGACTGTTTATCTAAACCTGGTTTAAGTGTAATTTTTCGTAACATAAAGCCTCATTATAATACTATTTAGCAAATGATGGTAGACCCAACATCGGTCTGCCGTCAAATCTATTTTTATTAGCAAATGGGCCATTTACATGATTATAATGTAGAAATACTTGACCGCAAATGTTCCCGTCAAAAGGCTCTCGCCAATGTTCGAGTTCACAGCCACTATATACTAGCATATCTCCTACTTCAAGCAAGACTTTCGTGCCTGCTGGAGCGTTTGGTTTTACAATATTTTGTCTTTCGTTAACAACATTATCAGCACCTGTGCCATCTATAAAAATAGGCCAAGGATCACCACCTAAATTAAGTGTTGTAGATATTTCACAACTAGGTCTATCTTTGTGTCGGTGTAAACAATCACCTTTTTTATAAGCTCTAGCGTAAGAATATGTTGGTATTAAATCTAGTCCTGTATGTTGTTTCATAACTGGTAACATTTTAACTAATAATGTATCCATTACAAAATCACCATAACAAGAATAAGTATTAGGTATCTGTTCATCAGTCCATGTTCCAAGTATTGGAGACTGTGAATGTAGGTTATTTTCATACATGAATCTTGTTGCATCTCTTTTAAGTAAAAAATAATTTAATATAAAATTAGCCATATCATAAGATAATGCTTGTTTAATTACTTGATATTTATTAGTTTGAAATGTCATACAAACATACCTTTCTGTAAAAAATTAAATGACACTGATATTCTTATATCATTAGATTCGTTAGGATCAACACAGTGCATTACCCAAGATGGAAACATAATACACCTTCCAGCAATAGGTTCATAATGTGTTTCTCTAAATAATCTTGCAGGTTTTTTTACATCTTTTTGTTGAGGTCTACACATTGCAGCTGATGATCTTGGGTCATCTATTTTTAAATGTCCTGAATTTTTAGGAGCTTTTATATAATAAACACCAGACCATAAAGAATTAGGATGTTGATGAGCTCTATTCATTCCTCCTGGTGGATTTATATTAGCCCACATATTACCTAATACTGGTTCACTTTCATAATATTCTTGTTCGTATATTGTTTTTTGACAAGCATACAACATGTCAACTAATTTTTTAAATTCAGGTAAATCCTGCATGTTGGTTGTTGAATGCCAACCTTGTACATTAGTTCTAACTACTCCTTTATCTCTTTTAGACCAAGCTATAATATCTCGCTCTAATTCTTGATTTAATGTCGGGTGTTCTATGTCTGCAATATAAATAGGTGTTGGAAAATGTAGTTCTCTATGCATTATTTAAATGGTGTGCCTCCAAACCACATAACTAAAGATTTTCTATTTCCCCGTATAACAGGTTTTACTCTATGTCTAATAAACGATGCAAAAAATATTGCATGCCCCTGTTTTATTTTTGCAATTTTACCTTCTGATCCTAATTCTAAATCACCACCTTCAAACTCTGATTCAGGAGATAATAAACAAGTCATAGATATTTTTCTTACCGGTGGTTCATGTGCACAATTTACATCATTATCTACATGCCATTCATAAAATCCTCCTTCTGGATATTCTGTGTATTGTGCCATTTCAGTTATTGTCATTCCATCAAAACCAAAATGATTACCATTAGTAGTTTTCATAATACGTTCAATGTCTTTGTACATGTCAGGCATTTTTTTAAATGGTATCCAACTAATATGTGAGGTTCTAGTTTTAGTATCGATTACTCCACCCTTAATACCTTCTTTATTTCCAACAGAAGCATCTTGCTTAGGTTCTGTTCTTCCTGCTTCAATAATCATCTGACATTGTTTAGGTGTAAAGATTGGTTGTGTAGTCTCAACTATATAAGATTTCCATCTTGGTTCTGTTATCATATTAATATCCGTATTCTACCCATCCCGTTATTATATATTTATCATTTGATAAAGGTGGGTTGCCTCTATGAATGTGTGTAAACTGTGATGGCCAAACTAACATGGTATTTTTTTCAGGTTTAAATCTACACTTTTGATATAAAAATTCTGTTTCTCCACCTTCGGTTACATCATTAAGATAAACCATAAAAGCTAATATTCTATTTCTTGCTTTCATCTCAGCGTTTTCACAGTGCCAAGTATGATAGCCTTCTCCAACTTTAGTTTTTTGTATCTTAACTTCTAATATATTATGTGTTGATAATTTTTTTAAGTAAGAGTATTTTTGAGTATATAGTGGATATACTTCTTTAAAAAATCCTTCTATAAAAGGTTTATTAGTATAGGTTAATGCAACATTTGTTTCTCTTATAGTATCAATTGCATTATCAGATACTAATGTTTCATCTTCTTGTCGAGGATGTATAGCACCTTGTTGTTCACACTTATTAAAGTAATTTAAATAATCATCTATTAATTTATTAGGCATAAAATTTTTAAATATACCTATATGATTATCTATATAAAATTGTTTTTCCATTATTTAGCACCTCTATTTTTTATTGGATCAAATTCTACATCACAGTTTGCAGCAAGAGTTCGTCTAGTCTCTGTCGTTCCATTAAACGGATAAACACAGTGCCTCATGTCATAAGGAAATACATAAAAATCTCTAAGATCCATAGGTGGTTGATAATCTATCTTTGCAAATTGACCATTACTAGCTCCTAATATTTGTAGTTTACCATTTTGTGGTATGTGAGATGCTGAGTATTCTTTACCATATGTTGATGGTAATTTTAAAATCATAACACTAGACAATCCAGTAAACAACATACCTCTATGTATGTGAGTTGGATTGTATTCATGTTGTTTCATTTCATTAACCCAAACAGAATTTAAATGAATATTATAATCTTTAATTTTATTAAATGCTAAATAGTGTTTAAACGCTTCAAAAAAATAATTTGTTACATCTCTTGGCAATATATTATGATTTTTCATTTTTGTTTGATCTTCACCATGATAAAACAATGAATGTTCGTTTTTTATTTTACCTACTAATTGACCATTAGCAGGTTCAAGGTTATTAAAATTAGATTCATAGATATGGTTAATAGAATTAAATATATCTAAAGGAACTTGATATTTTAAAACCGATTGACCTAAAAATATAAAATCAAACTTTAGGTTTTCCATGCTGTTCAATCTGTTCTTTCTCTGTGTAACTGCTTTCTAATTCACCAGATTTTTTAATTCTTTGTAAAGATTGTAGTTGTCCCATTACATTAAATATTTCAGACTCTGATGAGTTAGCATTTAAAGTTTTTGCTTTCTCGTGATATTGCATACCATAAGATTCTAACTGATGCTGGTTAACATCTTTGTCATTAAATGATCCATCATTAAATTCACCTTTTAATTTAGACCACATTTTAATTTCTCTCATTCTATGTTTAGCAACTTTTTCCATAGATGCTTTACCAAATATAGCTTCATCTAAATCTATTTTGTATTTAGTTCTTTTGTATTCATCTTCTTCTTTTTCAACTTTACCTTCTAGCCATTTAATCTTTGCTTCGTTTCTTCTATAATCAAACGATAAAGTCATAAGATTGTCTAAGTATGATGATTGTTCTCTAACACACTGCCAATACTTTGAGGCTTTAGTTGGATATCTATTGTCTTGTAATACAGAAAACCTTGCTTCTGTTTCTGTTCGAAACATTTGTTTTTTAGTCCATGTGTCACGAAGCTCGTCCACCATACCTTTAAATGATGACAAATCTTCTTGTGTTAATAGATTATTTAAATGTGGTTCTTCACCTTGTATTACTTCTTTGACGTCTTTTTTCATGTCTTTATTCCTTTATAGTTAAGACTAATATATACTAACTAAAATATATTACAAGTCTTATGAGTCGGTAAATGTTCTTGTTTGAGCTGCGCCTGCACCTGTCCATTCTTCTGTGTTAGTTTTATCACTACCACCACTTGCTAATGCAGCAGTTTTTGTTCCTGAACCTGCTATATAAGCTCTTGCTGTAGCCATGTCTGCAACTTCAGTCCAGTTCGTTCCATTCCATTCTTCGGTTTTAGCTGTAGGAACTGTAGGGGGTGGGGCTGATGGATATGGTACTCCACCACCAAAAGCTATTGCTGAAGTATTAGATGCTCCAGCTCCGCCTGCACCTACTCTTGCAGTATTCATATTATTTACTTCTGTCCAATTAGTTCCATTCCATAACTCTGTTTTATTTGTAACAGAAGGAGTAGTACCTCCAAAAGCTACTGCTGAAGTTTGAATTCCAGCACTTCCTGGTGCATCTCTTCCAGTATTCAAACTATTTACAGTTGTCCAATTTGTTCCATTCCATGTTTCTGTTGCTGATGAACCCCCAGTACCACCATAACATATAGCTGCTGTAATAATTCCAGTTCCACCTGCAAAATATCTTGCTGTATTTAAAGTATTAACCGCTGTCCAGTTAGTTCCATTCCAAGATTCTGTATTGTTCATACCAGGTGAACCTCCAGCAAAAGCTAATGCCGATGTGTTGTCTGCTCCTGCACCTGCTATTCCTCTTCTAGCAGTATTTAAATCATTCATTTCTGTCCAATTAGATCCATTATACGATTCTGTTTCATCTTTATTAGGTGGTCCTCCACCAAAAACTAATGTTGATGTTTGAGTTCCTGCTCCTGCAGCTTGATCTCTAAATTGATTTAAAGCACCACCAGTAGCCCAAGCTCCTGTAGAAGTTACTGCTTGACCTTTTAAAACATTAGAAGTTGTATTATACCAAACTTGTCCTTCAATAGGATATGTCGGATCGGTTGCTACCGCTTCAATATTTGTTCCTCGTATTTCTTTGTATGTTGCCATAATTAATCCGTGCTTATTGTTTTAGTTACGTTTGATGTACTACTCCATTCTTCTGTTGCAGTTTGTGTTCCAGGAGGTGCACTTCCTGCAAAAACTAATCCATTAGTTGTTGTTCCTGCATTAGCTCTTGATAACTGATTTCTAGCAGTATTTAAATCTGAAACTTCTGTCCAACTTGCACCATCCCATTCTTCTGTTAAAGATTGTACATTAGGATTAGATCCACCAGTTGCAAAAGATGCTGTGCTTGTTCCAAATCCTGTTAATGCAGTTCTTGCAGTATTTAAATCATTTACTTCAGTCCAGTTAGTTCCATTAAATGATTCTGTTAGAGCTGAATTTCCAGGATCTAAATTACCACCAAAAGCTAATGCTGCAGTAGTTGAACCACTACCTGCTAATAAATATCTTCCTGTGTTTAAATCTCCAGTTTCAGTCCAGTTAGTTCCATTCCAAGTTTCTGTAACTGTTTGCATAGCTGGAGGCGGACCTTGTCCACCAAAAAGTATTCCAGCAGTTGAAGTTCCTGCACTAGCAACTTGTTCTCTTGCTTGATTTGTGCTGTTTACTGTTGTCCAATTAGTTCCACCCCATAATTCTGTAACAGCTGAGTAACCTCCTCCATCTCCAGTGGCTCTAATAGCTGCACTGTTTGTTGCTCCAAAGCCAGTACCTTTAATTAGTCCTGTATTTAAATCGTTTACTTCCGTCCAATTAGTTCCATTATAAGATTCTGTTAAAGTATCTGTTGGAGTTTGATCTGAACCAAACATTAAACCAGATGTGTAAGTTCCAGCTCCGTATTGTCCTGATCTAGCAGTATTCAAATCTCCACCTGTAGCCCAAGCACCAATTGGTTGACCTGCACCTGTGAATTCTTCTGTTGCTCCTGTATAAGATGGCGAACCAGGAGGTGCATCACCACCACAAGCTAAAGCAGCTGTATTAGTTGCTGCTGTGCCACCAAGTGTTTGTCTTGCTACATTTAAATCACCACTTTCAGTCCAATTAGTTCCATTATATAATTCTGTTTTTCCTGTTTTAGGTTCACCTCCTGCTGCAAAAGCTGATGTTGCAGTTCCTCCAGAAGCCATTGCTAGTCTAGCTGTATTTGCATCATTAACTTCTGTCCAATTAGTTCCATTCCATGATTCGGTAGCTGCTGTTGGTCCAGGACTACCCATAAATCCCAAAGCTACTGTTGAAGTTCCAGCACCACCTAATTGACTCCGTGCTGTATTTAAATTGTTTACTTCAGTCCAGTTAGTTCCATTCCAAAGTTCTGTATCTCCTGTAACAGGTGGAACATTACCACCCATAGCTACAGCTGCTGTAACTATTCCAGCAGCAGCAAGTCTGCTTCTAGCTGTATTTAAATCATTAACTTCTGTCCAGTTAGTTCCATTCCATGTTTCGGTTACATTTGAAATACCACCGGGTGTGTTTCCACCCATAGCTATAGCTGCCGTATAAGTTCCTGCTCCATCATTTCCATATCTAGCAGTATTTAAATCATTTACTTCAGTCCAGCTAACTCCATCGTAAGATTCAGTTTTTCCTGTACGACCTCCTGGATCTAAATTACCACCAAAGTTTAACGCAGCAGTTTGTATTCCTGAAGTCCCAAAGTTGTATGCTCTAGCAGTATTCATAGCATTACCAGTTGCCCATGAACCAACTGTGGTTATATTTGCATATTGAAATTTTAATACGTTATCAGTATCGTTATACCACACCTCTCCCTGTATCGGATTATCGGGATTAGTCGTATAGTTCCGAATCTTTGTGCCATGTATTTCTTTATACTCAGCCATTTAAATTTTTACTCCTCCAATGTTATGTCAGCAGG